TCTATCTCACTAAGGTTAGTAACTCGTACATCCTCTTTCTGTTCAGGCATCTCAGGAGTCTCTCTAGGTAATGTGGAAAGTTGTATCTCGATCTGTTTGAGAGTCTCAAGTATTGGTTCGAGATCTACTTCTTCTCTTTCATCTATACATTCCTTGACTTCTTCTAGCTTTTCTACAACTTTTACAACGTCTGGAGTGCCAATTTCTGTTAAATGGTTCTTAATTGTAACGCCATCGGACTTGTTCTCAAGGTATTCTACTAAAGCCTGAATCCCTAAGATAGTAGCATCTTTACCAATTAACCGCTGTTCTGACTCGTCCTCAAACTTATCCTGCTCTTCTTTCTTGCGAGCTTCTTCTTCTCTGCGTTGACGAACTACGTCAAAAGTCTTATCATCAATCATTATAATACTGATTGTACCATTTTTGCCCTTCTTTCTGCCATATACTTAGCCCAGGCTTCTCTGCAAGCATCACATCTACATTTATGGTTAGAGTATCTGGAAGGAGTACCACACACACTGGGCGACAAGGTTCTAGACCTCCACACTATCAGCCCCTGCTCTCTGTCTTCTTTTGTCTTAGTAATGTGGCATGGTCGACAGAGCAACTGGCACTTCGCAACCTCCAACTTGAAGGTGTCCCAGCCCGTGCTGAGATTCTGGCTAATGTCGAAAGATTTAGTGCGAGGGTCGATGTGGTCAAAGTCCATAGCACCCCCCTCTACCCCACATCTTTGACAAGTGTTCTCAAACTGCTCTCTAGCCCAAGCCCTGCGCTCGTCTCTCAACGCCTTAGTCCATTCATATCTAGTAGTCATACTTTAATTATACCACAGACTATAAGTATACTAAAAACCACCTATCGGTGGCTATAGTGGTTAGGCTGCTACAACTGAAGCACCGTCAGATAACGGGACCCAGATACAGTAGTACTTTAGGACACCAGAAGTAATGTTGGCTGTTCCTACAGTCTGTATGACATTCTGAGTTACGATTTTTTCAGTTAAGACAGATGAAAGCTCTACAGAAGAGTCTGGAGTAGCATCGTGCCATATCTCATTAGCAGCTAGGTTGGTAGCAGTTGTAGAAGCTAGGAGTGCAGAGGTGTTGATGGCTGTACCTACGATGAGAGTAGCAGAAGCACCAGCCAAGCCAGTAGTACATACTGCAAACAGTTTCATTCTGACCGCACCAGTTACAGTGAATAGAGTAGCTGGGTTCCCAGTACCATCGAAGTCTCCTGGGTCGTTAGTAGTGCCCCCTGCAAAAGTCATTGTCTTAGTAACAAGTTGCCCGCCTTGGGCTGTAGTTTCGTAAAGTTGTCCTAGTGTTAGTGCCATATAAATAAATTAATTCTTACTTTCTATTATAACATATCAAAAACAAAAAAGGCTCCCGAAAGAGCCTTAGTTGTACTGTTAAGAGTTAGCCTAAGCTTCTCTTGTCCAGTCTCCCTTAGAACGTACTACAACACCACCGTCAGTAGCACCAGTGTTAGAGATAGTAATTTCATCTCCGACCTTAGCAGTACTTGAGTAGAGGTATTTACCGTCAGCAGCAGTGCCGCTTACGTTAAATCCTGCAACAGTGTCAGATGCGTTAGGGTCTACTTTAGGAGCAGAAGGACCAGTGATAGCCCCTGCAGGACCACTAGTAGCAGGGATACCGCCATCTAGTATAGTCCATGTACCTACAGTAGCAGTAGCAGGAAGAGTAAGAGTTACACTTGCAGCAGTGACGTTTTGGACGAATCCACTATCAGCAGCAGCGAGAGTCTTATTCTCTGTTACGTTTACAGCCCATCTACCATCAGGAAGTTGGTATCTGGTTGAAAATGCTGGGTTTGCCATATTAAATTGCCTTTTCTTTTAAGTTTACTTCTTTGCCTTAGAATCTTTGACCTCAGTCTCTTCTTCTTCAGCTTTCTTTTCTGATAGTCTTGGGTCTTCTTTACCAACGTATTTGTACCCTTGAGCTATCAGAGCGTCCCCGCCTGGATTACCAAACTTAGTACTTGCTTTGACTTCTAAATAGTCTAAACCATTTGCAGTCTCGGTAGAGTACCAGCCTGGTTCCGCTTGAGGTTTCTTTGAGTTAATTTCAACAGCCATGTGGCTCTCCTTTCGGTTTAATTAATATTAGCTTTCTTTGTGGTAACGAATTGCTACACCCTTGTTTGTTGGGATGAAAGCATCGTAGTACCTACGAGTCTGTAGATATACACCATCAATGTCTTTTTGGTCAGTAAGAATACGGATCAAGTTGAATTTAGTTGGTGAGATCATTACTTCGTTGTGGATCAATAGGAAAGTTGAGTTAGCAGGTAGGTAAGATGCTGGAACCTTTACGATTGTGCATCCATCAACCATACCAACGATACCTTTCTTAGTATCACTGTATGAAGTATCACAGTCTTGTTTGAACTCTGGATCTCTCTTAAGCTTGTTTAGAGCTGTAGGAGTGAAAAATGCTACACGGCCTTCTTCTGGTACTAGAGCATCATCTAAAGCAGCCTGTTGTGTTAGGAACTTTTGGTAGATGTCAGACGCAGAAGTTGTAGATGTTGCACCTTGAGTTGCAGCTACGGCGTAAGCCTGAGCTACACTTAGTCTGTAGATATCAGTTGTAGGAACAGAGACTTCACGGACTTGTCGCATAGCATGCTTTTTAGCATTACGAACAAGCATAGTGTCCTCTAAGTTACCACGGTCGATAGTTTGGTTTGTAGACTTATCTTGTGAAAGAGTGAAGTCCTGTTGTGAGTCAGCGAGCTCAATAGCTACACCAAATCGGTTATCACCAGAACGAACGTAGTTGTTCTCAGCGACGGTTTCAAGAGAGTAGATGCTTACAGTCTGTTTACCAGCGAAGTCTAATCTAATGTCACCTTTGTTTACAATTAGCTCTGTCTTAGCAGCGAGGAAGTAGTTTTCATCCACGACAGCTAGGTCAGCAGCAGCAAAGTTAACGGTTGCCATATTAGTTTTACCTTATTTTTAAATTTACTTAAGGCCAGCTAATATGATCTCTCTGTCTTCGCTAGTTTCTCCTTGCGGGGTAGTAACGGTAGACGTTGCGCTCATATCAGGGGTCTGTGCCTTTTGAATGTTCGCAAGTCTCTCACGCTCTTTTTGAGCCGCTCGTTGTTCTAATTCCGTATTATCGACTTGGCTTGCGAGTCTAGCTTTTGCTAGGGCATGCCATTTGTCAGTGTGACTTGTGAAGTAGTCGTGACTAGCTTTGTCTTTCTGGGCTGCGAACTCTTTAAGAATCTCACCCATTTCTCTTACTTCCGCCTCACTAGCGTTAGAACCTAGTAGATAACTTTCTCTGCTTCTTTCCAGTTTCTCTTGTTCTCTCTCAGCACGAAGCTGTTTGATCTCTTTCATCACTGGATCTTCGTCGTCAAAAGTATCATCCTCAATCTGTACTACAGGCTCAGGGTTAAATTCTTTCGCAGATTCCTCGATAGCTTGTGCGATTTCCGCTGCTCGCTTATCGGCTTCCTGCTTAGAAGAAAACTCTCGTTGCTGATTACGTTGGTCTTGAGCAAGCTTTCTTTCCAAATCGGTAGTTAGCTTACCTAGTCCTCGTTTCTCAGCCCAAGTATCTAAGTCTGGGTCAAATTGTTGAGCGGGAGCACTTTCGGTTGCCTCCTTCGTTGTTTCGTTAATACTATCAACTACAGGGGTTTCCTCTTGTGTTGATGGCGGGGTTGTCTCAGTCTCTCCTTCACTAGAGTCTTCCGTAACTTCCGCCGAAGTATTCATATCGGTTTTCTGGGAGTGGTTATCTTCGTTTAGAACTTCGTTGATGATGTCTAAATCAGAACCGCCAGTTTCCGCTGGTGTGCCTTCGGGAATGGTCGTGTTATCGTCCATCTTATTCTCCTTTTTAATGATTAACTTACAAACCACACCTTAAATGATTGTGGTTCACCTATGAATTATACTATAGTGGTTAAGTTTTAAGCAAAAGAACCCCCTTCATTGCTACTAGAGAATGAAAGTGCGATAATTAATACCTTGGTACACTTAGAGAACTGCTCGTTCTTAGCTTTTGACCCGTGTACCTTGGATGTATAGAGCAAATTGGGGGATAAACATAGTCGGGGTAGACTTATGACTTTGGGCTGTGGTGTCCCCTAACCAATCTATACATCCCTTTAGTTGAGATTTTATACCAGTCAACCTGTGGAAACTCTGGATATGTATTAATTGACGTAACAGTGTTGACTTAGAGATTCTTTCTGCTATAATAAAAAGCACGCGAGAATGTATACCCACTTTAACGAGTGGGTCTCTTTTTGTCTGAGACTGTTGGGCTTATATTCGCGAAAATGTAAGCTTAAACACTATTATAGACTATTCAGTCATAGGCAACAAGCCATCTATCAGAACCTTATACTCTTTAAGGGCTTCAGCCTTGTCCATCGCTGATATTCTCTCCTCGTTAGTCAAGCGATACTGTTCTGCGTCTGTACCGATCTTAATACCAACACCTTCTTTAGCTAGACGATCCCATCTCTCTATGGACGCTTCTAACTTAGCGTAGACATCTTGGAACGCTTCGTTCTCAAGTGCCAGCCCGTAGGCTTTCTTCTTACGTTCGGTAAGCTTCTTGTTCTTAACTGTCTGTTTCTTTAAGTCTGCTAACTTCTTAGCTGCCCTAGATAGTTCTTCGTCCATAGTTTCTCCTTCTATTTAAATCTATCTTACTACATTGGAGGTGCAGGTTCCATAGGCATCTCTGGCATCATAGGAGCCTCTGTGAGAGCCATTTGGTCTGGAGATGAAGTCATACCCATCTCAGCAGTTTCAGCGCCTCCTGGAGCCTGTAGTGGCCTTCCAGACATATCTGTAGTAGGGTCTTCGAGCATAACTTGCTGTGCAGCCTGCTCTCTAGCCATAGTCTGGGTTTCGATCTCGTGCATTGGGTCTGGTGTAAGTCCCATCTTTTCTTCAATCTGAGCTTTAACGAATGGAGATGCGTCCTTGTATGAGACGGTCATTATCTCCTTAGTTGGATCTTGGTCGCCTTGTTGTTCTGGTGGTACTTCTGGAGCCATCAAGCCTTGGAGTTCTTTATCAGAGATGTTCGGGTCAAGCTTCTTAACCACCCATTGTGAGACAGCCTTCTGCTCAAATGCAGGGTTAGCCATCATTACTTGGTAGACTTGGTTTAATTTCTGGCCTTCTTCAAGCTTCATCTGGTTAACAGTAGTCTCTAGTTTAACGTGTGGTTCGTAATCTCCGTTAAATTCGTAAGGGTCGTAGTCTTTGAAAGCAACGCCTTCTGGTCCAACTATTCTGACTACCTGTTCTTGAGAGACGAATAACTGGTACATCTTGTAAATGATTGAAGCAAGTTGAGCGTAGCCTTCAGATTCAAAGTTAGTGACCTTAGTAGAGAATCTCTGAGTAGCTTGGTTAAGTTGTGATTGCACCTCAGTCGCAGTGACACGGTTCTTAGCAGAAGATACACCCTGTACGGCTTCGTCAGCGGCAGTAGCAGATCGCATCTGTTGCATGATCTCTTGTTTCTTAGCCATAATGTCCACTCCGAGGACTGGTCGGTCTATCTGTCCGATAGCGTTACGAGGGATAGGGTAGACTGCACCTGGGGCGACTTCAATCTCAGCAGCAATGTCTCTAAACTGTGGGTCAACCCAGAACATTGGCATAGCTGTAATAGCAGCGACATCCATATCAATAGCTTCCCAGTCGTTTAATCTTTCTTGTAGGTCAACAATTATCTCTACATCTCCTGATCCGTAGAATAAAGAAGGGTCTACTACGTTTCTAAGCACAGCGTAAGGAGCGAATGGCTCAATAGGTGGGAGCTTCTTAGTCTCTTTGGTCATCTGTGGTGGCATTGATGGGTCTTCGGAAGGAATCTCTACGTCTACTTCTACTTCAGTTTCAGGCTTCTGGTAAGGAGTAGGTTCGTTAAAGATAATAGCCTGTCGGTTAGCAATCTCGATTAGGCGAGCGTTCTTAACGTCGTAAATACGGATAACTTCGACTTGTTTCTGGTCGGCCATGTTTGCGTAAGTAGAACCAGAGTACATCTCTTTGTACTCTTTGTCAGTACCAGCCTCACCTTCGTGGTCTGTGCGTTCACCAATCTTATTCAGGTTAGTGTAGCGAGGGACGTACTTGTTCTTTTCAGGGTCAAAGATCTTAGCGTCTTTCAACTTATCCTTATCAATTAGGTAACGGTGTCCCATGTAAGAAGCTTCTTTGACATTTCTGGCAGCAGGGTCTACGAAGAAGTCTCTGATAGCGATATTATCAATTACAGGCTTCTTGCCGTCCCAAGAGACATGTAGTACACCAGTACCGTAAAGAATAGACTCACGCACCCACTGTTGCTGTTTAATAGCCATGTTGTTACATTCCATGACATAGTCAAAGATCCCATTAAGAACTTCAACATCTCGCCTTTGCTCTTCATTAGTAGGGAGGTAATCTACACTAGGGTTTCCACCAGCTATGTTAGCTACTAGAGATTCGACTATAGTGTAAGTTTCAGGGATAACAGGATCGGCTATACCGTCGTAGTGGCGGTCTACTCTCTGTCTGAGATAAACCTTGTAACAGGTGTCCCAGATCTTCCTCTTATTATTCTGAACGTAAGTATCGGCCTCGTCGTAAAGTTTAACTAGCTCTTCTACGGTTCTGCTGTCTGATTGCTTCCCTTGTGAGTCTTTTGGTAGGACCTTGACTTCGCCTTGTTCGGTCCCATTCATCTTCTTCGTCTTTGCCATGTCGTCTTGTTCTCGATTTATTTTTATAAACTTCTAAGTCTCCATCTAACGGATTGCTCCACTGAGCCATCTGGAGTGCTATTGCTTTGGCGATTACTGTGTCATCGAACATTCCCTCTTGAGCGTTTGTTCTACCCTGATCGTCAACGACATAACTCATGCACTCGCTAATGAAAACTATGTCTACATCTATTATAACATTTTCTCGTAGTGCTTGTGCTAAATCGTCAATCATTACTCGTTTACTTCGGATGTCTGTTCTCCACCCCATCTTAGAGGTTCGTTCTTGGAACTGATTATCCTCTGGAGTTTCCCGCATATAGAGGTTCCTGTAGAAAGAGTCCCTCAGTTTTTGGACTGTGGTTAGACCGTGATTGTTCACTTCGACTCCTATTAAAGCATAGTTGTAATATTCTCCTAGCAATTTGACCTGTTCAGCTAGTGCATCGGGGTCAATATGCCCTCTCCAGCGAGCGACAGTCTTATAATTCATGTCCATTACATCAATGACAGAGTAGTCTCCCTCTTTATTCTTTAGCCCAACGGCTATTCCCTCTGAAACATCCACTCCGATGACGTACTTACCAACCTTTTTAGGCTTCTCCCATACCTTAAGTGGTGTAGGATCTATAGAATCGTTCTCTCTTTTCTCTACTTCTTCTAGTTTTAGGCGACCATGCTCCATAATGATATGCCCATATAAGGGCGCTGGAGCCTTCTCAGCGGCTTTTTGCATCTCAAGTAGTACATCCATATCAAAACGTGGTCTACCGCTCTTTAGGAAGGCTTCTACGTCGTTCTTAGGGTACTCTTGATACCATTTCTCTGGCTCGTTTGTGAATTCTCGGCGTTTTGCCCGCATCCAGAGGATCTTTTTAGGGAAAAGTTCTTCGTCTATCCCTTCTTCACGCATTAAATCTATCAATTCCTTCTCTTCGTCCGTGTAGTCAGAGACAAATCCCTCTAATTGGTACTCAGGATCTTTATACCAGGGGAAGAATAACGGTTTAAAAGACGATGCACCCTTCTTAGCGTTCTGCCATTCGCTCCAGAAGTACCCACCTATACCGTTAGCGGTGGATTCTAGGAAAGCAAAAGTATTTTTACGCAAGGGGATAGCCTGCATAGTAGAAGAAACTACGTCTGCGGAGTTGTCCCAAGAGGCTACCTCTGAATTTGATACGATTCCACCAGGGGTCTCAAAGTTATGGTCTGGATGGTCTATCTCAAGATCGTAAGTCTCGGCGATTTCATATTCTTCTACGCTTTTTACCCTTACAAAACACTGACCATCTACGAATTTGTACTTTTTTATCCAAGGTCGGGAAGTCCCGTGGCAGAACGAGTTATTCCAGACTGGTTTAGTCTCCACTCCGTACCTCATTCGCTTGCTACTATGCTGTAGAGAAGCGTGTTGACCTAGCATATCGCCGATGCGATTGATATTCCTCGCTATTTTCTCGTGTATACTTATTGCCCTCACCCTGCACGGGTCAGTTTTAGAGCCATCTCCATCCAAATATCCTTGTAGAATTCCTTTGTAGAACTCCCCGTTGCCGAATAAAGGAACGTGTTTGCTCTCTACTCTACCACATATTTCATTAAGTGCATGGGCCATGAATGTGTTGTGGAAGTGGGTAACCCCCCTATTGTTATCGTCCCATTTCTTATGACTAGCCTTACACGGGAAGAACTTTTCTACATTCTTTACAAAAGTCTCTGACCTTTCATAGGCAAATGTCACACGATCAAAGCCATCACCTTTCTTCTTAACATGCCCCTCGGCTAAATAATAGCCGACTAAGTAGCCAAAATCTTTGTCCAGCTTGAACTTTTTGTAAGTCTCTCTCTGTGTGCCACCGTTCTGTGGTCTCTTCTTCATCGGTAGGTTGAACTCCCACTCGTACTTCTCCTCGAATCTGTACTTAGGCTTAGCGATCCAGTCTTTGTTTGTGAGCTCAGATACTTTCTTGTAGCCACCTTCTGTAAGGATCTTGTGATCTGCGGTGGCAATTATAGGTTCGTTCGTCATCCAAGAGTTAACCTTGTAGGTCTGCTTAGTCCCAGTCATAGTCTTAAAAGAGACGGGAGCGACTGCACCACTAGATGTGAACACCTTGTCGCCAACCTCAATGTTCTTAATCGGTTTTGAGCTACCATCAGCTAGAACAACCAGAGAATCTTTGTGCAAACATCCGTGAAAGAACCTAATGGTGTGTCCACGCCCTGCACCAGAGGAAGGGAGCATGATTCTAATACGAGAAGACAATCCCAACGGGGGTAGACCCTGTTTCTCACGTTCTTCCTTGATGTTATCGTCTACATCGAACACTAAGTCCTGTCGGGTGTTGTACTTACGGGACGGTTTAAAGAGAGGATCTGAGAACTCAAAGTAATTCCTAAACATCTGGTAAAGCTCTTCAGATGATTTCTTTTCGTGAGCCATGATTACTGAGCGGACGTTTTTATGAGTAGCGGTCCACCAGTAGCCTAGAGCCTCAATGATAGTAGAAAGCCCCATCTGCCTAGCTTTTAGGATAATGTACCTAGCAGGACGTTCGTGAGCGATGTCATCTAAAACAGAATCAACTAAGATCTTCTGTGCCCAGTTCGGCTTAAGAGTGACGACTTCACCGTCTTTGTCTACGATCTGAAGGTTCTTCTCACAGTATAAGTAGAAGTCTTTGGAGATTACTCCTAGTACCTCAGCTAAACGATCCTCCTCGCCTAATACCTCGTAATCAGGGATGCGGTCTACAACCAGTTGTCTACTGTCGGCTGAGAGTTGGTTTCTACCCATTTTCCGTTCTCCTTCTTAATTAAACCCTTCTTAGCACGGTTCATCTTATTGTTTTTGTACTTCCTGTTAAATTCTACAGCTAAGTCATCTAGTGGAGCAAGCTCGAGATTGTCGTAAGTCTCAGGGTCCTCTTTCTTCAGTAAGTGTAGGTGGATTATATCTACCATATTCTCTATGCAGATCTCCACGAAAGCACTCTTGTTTTCGAGTAAGTCCCACTTCTCCTTATGTCCAGGAGTGATTGAAGCTGATACCCTAATCTTCTTCACTTAGTAGACCCTCCATTACTGCCTGAACCAC